ATCTTCTTTTATACTCTTTGCTAAATCCTCTACATCTCCAAAGTCTTTTCTTCTTCTCTCATCGTCTAATTCTACGTCAACCATTCTTACTTTTTGTAGCTTCATCTTTCATCTCCGTTATCGAAATTATCTAATTCTCCCTCGTAGAAAAGGCTGCAGTCGTTGGCAGCGGTTAGTTTTCTAGGATCTCCGTACGTCTCGATCGTGACTCGTTCGTACCAGCTATCTATGGTTTTCTTTCCTACCACGTCCGGCTGGGCGCATTTCCGGATAGACGATACATAGTCTGTAACCAAGTATTTACATTGCTTACAATAAACTTTCATCTTCCTTTCCCCCCTCGAAAGTCCATTTCATTATAGATGATTTGACCTACCTCTTGAAAATCAATTGTTAGCGTATGTACAGTTATGCTAATAGGACAAAATGAAGGATCCGTTCCGTCCCTCTCGATCTCCTCGCGGTAAGCCTCCATAGCTTTGCCTACGGCCAACGCGATTGACACTAAGTCTTCTTTGTTTAGGTTCATTATTCTTGCTCCATCTCAATGATTAGATTGATCTCGTGATGTATCTTTTCTAAATCTTGTATTCCTCCACCCGTTGGATGGTCGTAGCGTAATATTCGCTTGATAATCGCGGCTTTATGATAAGGAATTTTGTTGGCTAGAAAGAATTCATAAGGTTGAATCTTGTAATCCTTGTAGTGGCTTCCTCCAACTTGTCTTTCAGATGCTTTCATGATTTCTCCAATTTTTCTGCTAATTGTAATCGTTGTTCGGGAGTCATCTTGCCTAGCAAGCTAGTAAGATCAACTTCCTTTTTCTTACTTGTAGATGACACTTTCTTCGGTCGCTTGTTAGTTCTTCGGCTTTGGCGTAGATCACGCAAGCGATCGAACAATTCATCACCTTCCATTTCGGAGATAGATTTCTTTAGGTCATCTATTGTTGCCATCTTTGCCCTTTATATCTAAAGATGTATAATCTTCTAATTTAATTGCCTTCGTCAACACGGCCGCGATGAAGATTTGTCCATATTCTTTGACACATCTTATTACATCATCTACAATCACGGAGAACAATTTTCCTTTTACGCCCCAAGTAATTAGACGATTAAGTTCCATTTGTTGTTCTTCCGTTAGATCTATCGAAAGTCTCGGGCGGTAGATTTTATCTTCCATTTTATTACCTCAAAAGTACGTTGATTTCTTGGTCTGCGGTTTTTTCAGCCGACTCATTGTCACATTTTGCCATCCTCTCCTTCGTGGCATAGAATTCTCTTAAGCAATTCCCACAAAAACGACATAAAGAAGTTCCATCTTTACCCTCTGTCCCACAAGAATAGACCCATTTGTTATAGAGTGGGTGGCTAATGAATCTATACATTATCTTTGCCCATCCCTCTCTCGTGATTGCCCAATAAGGATTAGTAGTTCTCTTTCTCCATTCGTAGAAGTGTTTGTGTATAGGTGAAATAGAGGTATGGAAATAGGCCATAAAGGTCATGACGATAGGAACTTCTCTCATAGAGTAATAACTTACAGCCCTCGTGGCGAGATTGAGATTCCATATGTTAGCTCTAAATCGAACGAACATCAAGTTAGGTGGAATAGGATCTAGTTTGTAAAATCCTAGATCCGTCATTTGGCCAGGGTTGATAGTTAGAACCACGGGCTCAACAAAAGATTCCATTGGAAAGCTGTCAAGCGACGTGTTGTAGAATCTTAGAGGGTATTTGCCTGTGTCGTAGCGCACTTCGCCGCCTAGCGAACTATCCCCCCCATCATTAACCCTAACTACTCTATGACCCACTTGTTCTAACGTAGGCATATTAGGTAAATTCTCACTAAGTGGTTCCAAATACGACCTCCCACCTAGAAAGAAACAATCTTCACATTTCAAGGGACAAGGTTCGGATTGTGGAATGCAAGATATTATTCCACTATCTTTCAATTTAGGATTATATTTATAGGTCATTACGAATGCTCCCAATAATATATAGTTATTGCACCGACTATAAAACCTACGACGAAATATACTATTGCATAAGTCATCTTAATCACCCTATGGTTTAAATTAAAGCGTAGGGTGGTAACAAAGGCCTTAAACTACATTCCTAGGATGTGCTGTTTGCGATCGTTACCACCCTAACACCTTGTTATATCTTCTCCTCATCGAGCTTATGTTGTCCGCACCCAGGGTCGCCACTAAATACTACTACATACCCATTAATAGGTTGAGGCGGCCACCATCTACATCTTCCTACACACCCGCGAGGTAAAGGAGCAGACTTTTGCTTGCCCTTTTCGTTGAAGTGCGTACACGTGCCACATATGAATAAATCACGTGGATACCAATTATCTATTTTCATCTTGGGTCTCCTTCTGGTGTTGGAGGCTGAGGTCCAGGCACTTCAGCGGCTGGCCCGCCTATGGTCTTGTTGTAGTCAGTCTCCATCTTTTTCGGATCTCGGAGATACTCGTCTAAGCTACCAATTAATCCCTCTTTGTTAACAAATGCGAATACGGCACACCCAGTTTTTACCACAAAGCCTCCGTTGTGCGAAGGTTCAATTATGATACTTCGTGGAATAGCTTTTTTTATTTTCATTTTTTTCTCCTTGTTGAAGATGCTGGCAAGCAAGCCCCCTCCAGTCCATCCCCTGAGTCGTCGTCGGCTTTCGCCGGGTCGCACTTGCTTGCCAATTCATCTCATTACTTGGGAGCAATATATTTTCTTATATAATTCTGCTCCCCATATTCTTGATCTTCCTTCATCCCAAGGATTGCCCATCCTTCTAGACCTATCATCCCGGTTAACGAGAGCTTTCCCTCTGGGAGTCCGAAACACTTCTTGAATTGGTCTAGACCATTTTTGGCTGCGTTGAGTTGCTTATCTGTCATATCCTCATGAGGCAACCCATGAAACTTTGTGAAGTCTTTGGAATACGGCTTATCAACAATCTCGAAGCGAGGAAAGAAATAGGGGTGTCCGTTCTTGTCAGTGTTTATCTCTGCGTTGATAATCTTTAGCTTATTCTCTCCTGCCGCTTCTGCTCTGGGCTCGATAGAGTCCCCAGTTTCTACATCAAGGAAAGTTTCTTCTTGTGGTGTATCATCTCCAAATGACATAATATTACTCCTTGTTACTATTCGGAACTATCAACGGAGGTCTATCCTCCGCGGACATTCCTACTTTTTTAAGAATGGCCTTGTAATCTTGCGGCTCGTATAGATCCAATTCACCTCCTTTTCCGAGTCTTGTTCTTGCTTGATACATGCCAGTTTTCCGTGTTAAAAAGCGATAGCCAAGACCTTTAGATGTCTCGACCGTGTCGGTGTGATAGATTTCGTCGAACAAAAGTGGAATTCTTTTTTGCAACTTACCCGTGATCATAAGGTGAACAAACATCTTACCACTAACCTCATCTTTATCCATATCATCGTGGCCGGTAAGAATACAATCGCAAGGAAGAGATGCCATATCTCTCATAGCTTTTTCTAGCATGGCCATTTGAGGTAGCCAATCTTGCTTGTGGGGTACGCCGTAGAAACCAGTACCTCCTTTACCAGCACCAATCTTCACGGTGCCAGCTCTTCCAGACATCTTCAATACTTGATACATAGCACATTGAGCCCATGTTGTAGCAGAGTCTATGACGAATGTCCCTACGTGGGAGAAGAAATCTTTTCGCTTTAAATCGTGATAGACCTCGTCCCACTCTCTAAATGATGTAGGTTGGTTAGGGTCTTCCACTTCAAATCGCGTGTCCGATATAACCTCGCCTTTCTCGATTAGATCGCTAAGGACTATCGTGCCTCCAGGATCGAACGAGTGAATCAACACGGGCTTACGAGCGGTTCGCAAGGAATACGTTTTGCCCGTGCCTAGGTCACCGTATACTATGGCGTTGAACGTCTTAGATCGCGGGTCATCTTTATACATTTGATGAAGCTTTTCGGCTTCTTTCTTTACTTCTAGTTTGGTAGGATCTTCAGACAAGATTTCCTCTGTGCCGTCTGAGCCTTTTGCCGGCCATGTTGCTGTTGTCGAGGTTGTCAGTCTGCCTGAGGTACGTGTTGGTTCCATCATTCTATTATCCTTTCTGTTGTAGGAACTTTATCCAAAGGATTCCAAAACTCTTGCTTGAATCCAATAGGAATTTCATCACACTCTCGAAGAGGGTTCGGCCAAGAAATGCAAAAGTCTAAATAAGGACAACCGAAGAACTTGTCGCATCCGTTAGGATTGCAAGGAAATGCTCCGAGAGTGTCGTCGCCGTCAAGGGAGCCAGATAGCACGTTTAGCTCTCGATCTAGTTCACCAAACCAATAGGTCACGATGTTGTGCCAAACTTGCATTTGCTCTCTAGTCTTCTTAACCGGAAGACGTTGAAAGTCAAACTTGGTCTTCAAGAACCCTGCGCCATTGACCCATATGCCATCTACGTCTACCTCGGGGTACAAGCAATTAAGAACGTGATGATAAGTTCCTATTTGTATACTCATCGGCCACTGGTTGTACCATTGAGTAGTAATACTACCACCTTTCGTTTTGTGTTCTAACGAACGAACACGTTCTTGTAGGTCTTTCAAGATAGCATCAATTCTCCATCTAATAGTTCGATTAGGAGAGATCGGCACGGAGCCAGCGATTTCGGTGTAGAGTACTTCGTACTCGGTGGGATCACTCGCGTATTTAGTGGTGTATTCTAACAACGCGGGTAGGACTCTTTCGGGAGTTTTGGCCCCAAATAGAGCGTCCGTATCGGCGGAGAATTCTTCTCTATAACATACCAAGAATTTGTCAAACGCTTGTGCTACAATCTCTTCATGATAGCCGTGAAGTAATAAATGCTCCATCGCTACATGCCATGCTTCGCCAAATTTTAGATGATTACTTGGCGCATCACTTTGCCAGCCTAACAAATGACGAAAGAAGAAGAATCTTGCACAGCGTAGAAGGTCATTTAATTTAGATGGATCTATGATGTCCCAAGTAGGATCAAAA